AATAATGAATAAAGAGGCTTTAAAAAAACAAATTAAAGATGTCATTAGGGAAGTTTTTGATTCACCATTTCTTTCCGGCGATAAAGAGCCAGAAAAAGTATTTAGCTCTTTTCAAGGCATGGAGTCTCAGGATCCATTTGATTCTTTAGACAAGATAGAAAACTTAGCTGATAAAGTAGAGCTTGGAATTAAAAACCCAAGAGAGGCTTTAACACAAATATCTGATAATGTTGTTAAGGGATTGGCTGGTATGTCTGGCAATGCGAGCGCAGAAGACAAAAGAATTGTTGATCAGATATTAATACCAATACAAGAAGAATTAGATCTTGTCTTGAGTGGTGAGCACAGCATACAAGAGTTTTATGCTCGCCTTAGAACAAAGATCGATGAATATTATGGAGAAGGATAATGAGAAAAGCAATTGCTTTAGTGTTAATTTATACACTTATTTTTCCGGCTGTACTTTATGCAGATCCACCGGAACCAACACTACCTGTAGTAGAGACTCCAACACAACCTTCAACAGATATTCCAGATCCTCCTAGAATTATGGGGATTCTTAAAGGGCAGCGAGCACCGTATAACGGCGTATTGCTAAGCACCACGGCAGCTGCAAGGTTGTTTGTACAAAGTGACTATTCACTAACAGAGTGCAACCTTAGAATTAATTATGAAGTAGATAAAGAGCGCGCAAGAATGCAATTGTTATTAGACTCAACACGAGTAAGCCTAGATTCTATGCGAACGAGAAACGATAGTGTAATGGCTTTAAAAGATCAAGAAATTAAGCGACTTACTGAAATCGCCTCAGAGGGGGCAAACGACTATTCAGTTTGGTGGGCTGCTGGCGGAATCATTGTTGGCATTGCCTTGACAATTGGAGTTGTATATGCTGTCAAGGAATAGTAATATATGCCCAGAGATATAAGCAAATACTCACATGCCAAATTAGTTGAAACAATTAAAAAACATAGTGCGCCCACCGAGCCCACCGAGGACACCGCCGCGACGGTAACAACAAAGCGTTTGATTCTTGCGGCTAGCGCCTGCACAGCCACAGGTAGAACACAAGATATTACAATTTATACGAAAACAGCAGCTGAAGGGATCGCTAATGTCCGCGTGCGGTGGGGATCGTCAAAATTTAATTATGGTGGTTCGATTTTTTATTTTAGTGTTGGTTTCCACCCCACCGACGGCTCATTAGATGAAGATTCTTTTTTGCTTCAGAGAGATGTTGCTGGTGTTTCTGCAGGCGATTTCGCAATTGAAGAATATTTGTCTAATTGGGGTGTCGTGTGGGGACCAAATAGTTATGGGCGGCGATATTATATGCACACACTAGCTCATTATCAAACAGCCGGCGATATTACGGTTTCTATTCTTCTAGGATCCGGCGAGGATGTTAGCGATATATCTTCTGGAACAATAGAAGTCTTTTTAGATATTGTAGAACCAGGGGATGGAACGACAATAAGTTAAAATGAAAAAAGATTTAAATAAAATAGTTCAAATTGAAAAAGCAATTGCTAAAAAATATGGTAAAGAAGCAGTCGCCAATCCAAAATCTGGCTGGACGGACGAAAAAGAAAAAGAGTATCTTGAAGAATTAAAACAAATTTCTCATAAGGATTATAAAAAAAGTAAATCCATAGAGAAAGTAGAGAAAGACGGTTTTTTATTATCTAAGAATCTAATTAATAGGAAAAGCAAAAGAAAATGCTCCGTTTGTGATGTATATTCTTTTGATATGGAAGATGACTTATATATGAACAAGTTTGAATGTTGCTTTCAATGTTTTGTTCAGTGGGTGGAAGGAAGAGAAGAGCGGTGGAAAAAAGGGTGGAGGCCAAATAATGAAACTAGCTAAAACTAGACTTAAACAAATTATTAAAGAAGAGTTGGCTTTTTATAATAAAAAGAGCAATTCTAAAAATATGCTTGTTAAGGAGTTTTTTAGAAAGGAGCAAGATCTTGCTGGCAAGGTGCAGGATTTGATTGCACATATTGAAGGTATGGATTCAGTGCCCCCACCAGTTGAGGAGTTGTTGACAGCTGCAAGGGCTGTAGAGTCCGCAGCTGGAGGGGTGTCTGTTGTGCCGCATCATTTAGAGCCAGGTGGCGCAACAGTGGTAGATCGATAGTAATAAAGGAGCAAAATTAATGGCAACTATATACGATGTTATACAAGGAATTAGTCAAGCAGCTGCAAATGCTTATGATGGCTCACATGATGAAAGGTATTCATCAGATGGTGAGGCGAGGAAGGTTGGCTTAAAGAGAGAAGAAGGTGATCCCATCACTGATTCAAGAATTATGGATGGATTTAAAGTTAAGTTTCATGGTGATAAATTAGTGGTTCTTTATCACTCAGAGCTTCCCATTAAAGAGGTGCATAATAATAACTTTGTTAATGATGTAGAGTCAATATTTTCAGATATTACTAAGTTTCTTAGAAAGGAATATAAATCTGTTACTGGAAATAGCCTAACATTAACTTCTCAAGGGGATGCCCAAGTTTTATTACAAAACATGTCCAATATTAGGACTTGGTGTCAGGCTAATAAGACATACAAAATTGGTGGATTGAACGAAGTTGAGCCAGTATCTGCAGGTACTCCTAAAGATAGGTTGGATAAAGCAATTGAGAAGTTTTTGTCGATAGGAAAAGATAAATATTCGGGCGCAAAAAAGCCAACAAATATTACAAGAAAAAATGATTAAAACACATTATGAGTTATCAACCCTCAAAAAAAGAAATTCTAAAAGAAATTATAAAATGCGGTAGAGATCCATCCTATTTTACAAATAGTTATGCGAAAATTTCTCACCCCTTAGAAGGGTTGATTCCTTTTAAAACTTATGATTATCAAGGACAGTTGTTAGAAGATTATAATGATTATCGTTTTGTCGTGATCTTGAAGGCACGTCAGCTTGGTATTTCTACTATTACGGCTGTATATATTGCATGGTTGATGCTTTTTCATCGTGACAAAAATGTTCTTGTTATGGCAACAAAATTTGGAACTGCTGCCAACCTAGTTAAAAAAGTAAAGAGTATTATAAAGAGCCTACCTTCGTGGTTAAGGCAAGTGGCAACAGTTTCAATTGATAACAGAACTTCATTTGTGTTAAGTAATGGCTCTGAAATAAAAGCATCTACAACATCGTCCGACGCTGGGCGTTCAGAAGCCCTTTCATTGCTGGTTATTGATGAGGCGGCACATGTTGAAGGTTTGGATGATTTGTGGACTGGCTTGTATCCCACGCTTTCAACTGGTGGACGATGTATTGCGCTTTCAACTCCGAATGGTGTTGGTAATTGGTTTCATAAAATTTATGTTGAAGCTGATCAACAGAAAAATGATTTTCATCCTGTGAAATTGATGTGGTATACACACCCTGATCGTGATGATGAGTGGTTTGAAAAAGAAACCAGAAACATGTCTCAAAGACAAATTGCACAAGAGCTTGAGTGTAATTTCAACACCTCCGGAGAAACTGTGATTCATCATGGCGATATAAAGAGGTTGAAGCAGAACGTTAAAGAGCCAAAACATAGAACTGGGTTTGATAGAAACTTTTGGATATGGGAAGAGTATAAGTCTGATAATACGTATTTATTAACAGCTGACGTTGCAAGGGGTGATGGTGCTGACTTTTCTGTTTTTCATATTATGAAGTTAGAGACTTTAGAAATAATTGCTGAATATCAGGGTAAGGTAACTCCTGATATATTTTCCACGATCGTTCACGATGCTGGCTGTGAATATGGCAATTGTATGATTGTGGTAGAAAATAATTCTGTTGGCTTTACTGTCTTGGACAAATTGATGGAAAGAAACTATCCTAACGTCTTCCACTCAGTAAAATCAACGCATGAATATATCGATCAGTATCGAGCCGAAACAAAAAGTAACGCTATTGCCGGGTTTACCACCTCTTCAAAAACTCGTCCTTTGATTATTGCAAAGTTTGAAGAATTCATTAGAAATAAATTATTAACTATTTACTCTTCAAGGTTTTTGGCAGAGTTTGATACGTTTGTTTGGTATCATGGGAAGCCGGAAGCTCAAAGGGGTTATAATGATGATTTAATTATGGCTTGTGCTATTGGGTGTTGGGTGAGAGATACAGCTATTATAGAAAATCAAAGAGCTGTGGAATATAATAAAGTTTTTATTGAGAGTATGATAAAATCAAATTCTGTTATAGACACACATATATCTGGTATGCACAAATCACCAGCGCTGGAGGTGAATGACAAGTATTTTGATAATATTAAAGAAACTAATAAAACTAAGAAAGAATATTTATGGTTGTTAAAAGGATAAAAATTAATGGCAGACAATAAACATAATCCCAAAAATCCCGCCTCTACCCTGTTTAAAAAGCTTACCCGTTTATTTTCAGGACCAATTATAAACTATAGATCGCAAACCACACGACAACTTCGAAGAAGAAGATTAGATAAATATGCAAAAATATTTAAAGACACTGCAGGACAAAAGTTTCAAAGAAGTTCTTATAATCCATATGAGTCGCTTACAGCAAACATCATGGCTCAACAAAATAGAATGCAGCGCTATTCTGATTTTGATCAAATGGAATTCACTCCAGAGATTGCTTCTGGGTTAGACATCTATGCTGATGAAATGACTACGCACAGCGATTTAAGACAAATGTTGCGTATAGAATGTGACAATGAAGAAATTAAATCGATTTTACATTCCCTTTACATAAACATTCTTAATATAGAATTTAACATGTTTGGTTGGTGTCGCACCATGTGCAAGTATGGAGATTTTTATCTGTATCTAGACATTGATGAAGAGATAGGTGTTAAAAATGTTATTGGACTTCCTGCGCCACAAGTAGAAAGACTTGAAGGTGAAGATAAGACAAACCCAAACTATGTTCAGTTTCAATGGAACGATGCAGGGATAACGTTGGAAAATTGGCAGATGGCACATTTTAGAGTTTTAGGTAATGATAAATATGCACCATATGGCACATCTGTATTGGAAGCTGCCAGGAGAATTTGGAGGCAATTGACACTTCTAGAAGATGCAATGATGGCTTATCGTATTGTCCGCGCACCAGAAAGAAGGCAGTTTAAGGTGGAAGTGGGCAATATTCCACCACAAGATGTTGAAGCTTATATGCAGAAAGTTATAACTTCAATGAAGAGAAATCAAATTGTAGATCCAGATACGGGACGTGTTGACTTGCGTTACAATCCGATGAGTGTTGAAGAAGATTATTTTATTCCTGTGCGCAATGGAGTTGGTACTGAAATCACTACATTGCCTGGCGGATCGTATACGGGCGATATTGATGATGTCAAATATCTAAGAGATAAACTATTCTCAGCTTTAAAAATACCACAATCATATTTGGCTCGCGGCGAGGGTGCAGATGAAGATAAAACCACTTTAGCTCAAAAAGATATTCGATTTGCTAGAACTATTCAAAGATTACAAAGATCAATCATTTCTGAATTAGAAAAAGTAGGAATTATTCACCTTTATATACTGGGCTTTAGAGGGGATGATTTGACTTCCTTTAAACTTAAATTAAATAATCCTTCTAAAATTGCTGAGTTGCAAGAGCTTGAACATTGGAAAACTAAATTTGATACAGCAGCCGGCGCGACGGAAGGGTATTTTAGTAGAAGGTGGGTAGCCGTTAAAATACTTGGCATGTCTGAAGAAGAGTATCTTAGAAATCAAAGAGAGATGTTCTTTGATAGAAAGCTCGATGCAGCGCTTGAAGCCGTTGCCGAAGAGGGTGCAGCGATGGGCAGCGCTGGCGGTGGCGATGCGGCTGAGTTTGGTGAAGAAGACATGGGCGGCGAAGAAGACATGGGCGGCGAAGAAGACATGGGCGGTGAAGAAGACATGGGCGGTGAAGAAGAAATGGCACCCGAAGAAGACTTGGGCGGTGAAGAAGACACTGCGTTGCTGGCTGCTCCCCCAGCAAAGCGTGATGATGGTTATGTCTATCACCGTGATGGATCTCACACAAGCCCACGTGGAAAGGGGCATGTATACACACCAGTCTCAGTTGAGCGCGGGTGGGATAACAGACCCGCTGGAGCCCGCTCCAGACACTGGGGAAGCTGGGGCGCTATTGAAATGGGAAAATTACCTAGAAGACAAATAATCCCTGGAGGTTCAGAACTGTTTAGTCTTGGTAAAGGGATTCCTGAGAATGTTGATACTAATTATAAAGACGAAGAACGTAAATTATTCGAAGTTACAAAAGAAATCAAAGATTTAATTAAGGAGCTAGAAATAAGAGATGAAGTTAAAACATAATAAAAAGAGAAATACTGCATTTTTATTTGAAATACTGGCAAGAGAAGTTGTTAAAAGTACCATATCAAATGATTTAAAAAGAAAAAATTGTACCATTTCTTTAATAAGAGAGTGTTTCTCTAAAAACACTGCACTGGGCAAGGAATTGCGACTTTATAAAACACTTACGGAGTCTAAAGATATGAAGCCATATGTTGCTGAAAAGTTAATACAGGAGTCAAAAATTTCTCATGCAAAAATTAATAAAGCTTCTTTGTTTAAGGAACAGAGTGTACTAATTTCTAAAATTAATAAAAGATTATCAAAAAGCGTGTTTTCTAATTTTGTGCCCAACTATAAGAACATGGCTACTATCTTTCAAATATTCGGAGATAGCACAACTGTTAAAGCACGAGTTCTGCTAGAAAGTACAATTCTTGAACAACTAACAGTTAACTCTATAGATAACAGTAGAGAAGATAAAAACGTTGGAAATCTAGCTCTTAGAACTTTTGTCAAGAAGTATAACGAAACATATTCAGGACAATTTTTAGAGGAACAGAACACGCTCTTAAATCACTACATTATGTCCTTTTCAGATAATGGAATTGATTTGAAGATCTTCTTAAATGAAGAAATACCACGCTTGAAAAGGGTTGTCAACTCTTCATTTAAAATGGAAGTTATCAAAGCTGATGATGAGATGAACAATAAAACAAAACAGGTTTTAAATCTTTTAGAGGGATTTAAAAACAAAAAAATAGATAAAGATGTGGTGAGACAAATATTAAAGATTCAAGGCTTGGCAAGAGAGATAACAGAATAATGTCTATTAATATAAAAGTCGATTCAGATGCAGCTGCAGCATATAAAGTATTAAAGAAGCTGGAGCCGCAAGCTAAGGTATTCCTTAGAATGAGGAAGCTTTTAGATGGCAGCTTGATAGTTTTTGATCACACTGATATTGATATTGTTATTAATGGTAAGAAAAATAAAATCACCTCTTTTCCAAAAGATGAATTTGGAGATCATATCTATGCTTCTCAAAGCAGGTTGTTTGATTTCTTAGCAAGAAAAGGTGTCGTATTGCATGATAGTATAAGAGGCGGCAATGTTTATGGCTCTTTAGAGGGGACAATACCCGACACCGATGATGTTGATACAATTCAAGTGGCTGTTTTTGTTATATCAAAGTTTATTGAAGAAGAGAGAGAGTATAACAAAGGTAGTGAAGAATATGAAAAAGAAATTGAAGATCATCTTTTCAAGCCTGATGCTGATGACTCTACAGAGCTAGGGGAAATCCCACACGATCCGAAGAAGGGTGGATACGGAAAATGGCCGGGTGCCGCTGCAGCATACGCACTTCATGGAATGTACAGGTAAGAAACTAATATGCAATTATTGTATTTTATTCTAATAGCATATGGGCTTACACAAATGTTGGTATACGGCTCCATTTTTAACAAAATCAGACCTTCTAAACAATGGCTAAAAGGATTTGGACAACTCTTTCACTGTCCCATGTGTATGGGTTTTTGGGTAGGAATGCTTTTATTTGGTATTAATGAAAACACAGAACTATTTACATTTGAATATACTTTAGTTAATTTAATATTATTGGGGTGCTTAAGTTCTGGTACTTCATATATTTTGTGCACGGTATTTGGGGACGAAGGAATAAAACATGAACATCGAAATGCAAACAATGGATAGGGTATGGAAAATACGCCCAGTTAGGCGTTGTAAGAATGGCTGTTCATTCATGCGGGTTGCGCCCGTTCAACAATGAGAGGGGATTATAATGTCAAAACTGCTTCTTAGAGAATATTATGAACTATGTCCAGGTGGCATTTGTCAAGATCTTCTAACAGAGGAAGAGAAAAGACTCTCAGCGCAAGGTATTGTTTTCATGTCTGGAATCATGCAACGCTGCGACACAAGAAATGGTAATGGGCGAATCTATCCTAGACCGATCCTAGAAAGAGAAATGTCAAATTACGGCAAACTTGTTAAAGAGAACAGAGCTTTAGGGGAACTTGATCACCCAGAAGATTCTATTATCAATCTCAAAAATGCTTCACATCTCGTTACTGATGTTTGGTGGGATGGTGATGCTGTTATGGGCAAAGTTAGAGTTTTAAACACGCCAGCGGGACAAATTCTTTCAGGTTTAATAGAATCTAATGTAAAGCTTGGGATTTCTTCTAGAGGACTGGGCTCAGTTAAAGAAAGCAGTGGCGATACTATAGTTGAAGATGATTTTCAATTAATTTGTTTTGATTTCGTTTCAGAACCATCAACCCCAAATGCGTACATGGTTAAAGAAAGTAGACAAAGAGAGCTTATGAACACTGTTTTTACCAAAGGTGACAAAATTAATCGAGCATTGAATGAAATATTAAGGATACAATAAAATGAAACTAACCAAAGCACAACTTAAGAAACTTATCAAAGAAGAATTACAAAACACATTGCAAGAAGGCTGGTGGCCTTTTGGAAAGAAAGAGAAGGAAGCAGAACCAGAAGCAGAACCAAGCACCTCAACAGAAGAAAGAGATGAATTGTTTTCTGAATTTCAAACGTTGTGGAAAAGCGTGCAAAGAAGGTACGATCAAATGCTTTATAATAGACATGATCAGCCAATGTCAAATCATGATCCCCGCGCACCGACTGTTGGAACAAGGCTTTGTCGAGATGATCATGGAAAAATTTGCGACGGACGTATGGAAGCTTTTAATGAACGGGTTGAAGAATTTATAAGAGTTGGCAAAGAAACTGGCCAAATTGAGGAAGCAGATATAGATGTGCTCCATGGTGGGTGGGGATATAAGGGAACTGGAAGAATTGAAGCAGGTAGGGGTTCTAACATGGAGGGTTTTGAAGAGCTAAAATCAAAGCTCCGTATGCTCGATCACCAAGCCGAGCGCCTTATAGATAAGCTAAAAGAGAAACACGAGGAATGGCGGGAGAATATGGACAAACACAAAGAAGGGATGCGGAGCGCTAAAAAATGGGAAGAGGAAGATTGGGTTGAAGACTATGAAAGCGAAGGAAGACCAGACTTCGATGTTAGTTTTAGAAAAACGAAGAGACGTTCAGGGCGCAAAAATCCATATGCCGAATACCTCCAAGAAAATAAAAAATCTAAACTTAAAAGAATAATTAAAGAAGAGTTAAAAAACCTATAGGGGGCAGCTGTTATGAAGATGAAACAAATCTTAGAGAACTTTAGAAGGTACGAAAGGCAAATTTTGAAAGAAGAACTTGAACTTGAGAAAACCTCTGAAGTACCAGAAGAGGTTCCAGAAGAGGTTCCAGAAGAGGTTCCAGAAGAAACTCCAACATCAGGCGGGGCTTTAGTAGATATTAATGCTGGTCCTGCAGAGGTTTTAGCGGCAGTTAAAAAGTTGAATGATGATCCAAAGCTTAAAACCGCATTAAAAGCGGGAAGAACAGACGCGGCTGGACCTAGTGATGAAGTTATAAAAATTGAACACAAACCAAAGGCAATTGCGGCAAAGGATCTAACTCCAACCCAAAGTCAAATTGGAACTGGTCAAAGTCTCAATGATCAATCCATGGATGAGGATTTTGACAACCCAGGTCCAACAAATTTAGATCGAGCTATTGCAGGAGGCATGCTAAAATCAAGAACTGGTGAATTTCCTATTTTAGTCTTTAACAATCACATCCTTGATGGGCACCATCGATGGAGTCAGTTTATGACAACAAACCCAAATGCGATGGTTGATATTGCCGATATAACGGCTCCAGGTATAAAAAGTGAGAAGGGCGCATTAGGTTTGCTTCATTATATGAATTATACTCTTTTTGGCAAATCACCAACTAAGGATTTCAAGGGTAAAAACATTTATGATGTTAAGCCTGACGATATATACGATCTTGCTTTAAAGCCTGAAGTGATGGTAAAAACTGGTGAAGTTGATCCGGAAACAGGAAAAGACATAAAAAAGCCAGCAAGGGCAGATTTAGCTAACACGACAGTGAAGAAATTATACAATGCAAAATTAATTGCTCAACCTACTAAAGAGGCAGCAGCAAAACACTTTGCGGATAACTTAAAGGCGCTTCAGGCAAAAGGAGCGGGCATTTATCCTAGAACTGTCATGCCACAGCCTGGGGATTCGGGTTCGCCTGATGGGTTTGCAACAACTCCAGAAGAAGCTGCAGCTGGTGAAATTAACTATCGCGATCCAAAGCCAGGGGATGTCAAACAAACATAGAGGTAATATGAAAAAGACAGAATTAAAAAAAGTACTTAAACCACTCATTAAAGATTGTATAAAAGAGATTTTATTTGAAGAGGGAATATTATCTAATATTGTCTCTGAGGTGGTGAGAGGGGTTCAGCCAATGCAGGTTGCACATGTTGCGACTCAAACTAATGTGATTGATGAACAGTCAAAAGCATTAGATTTAGAAAGACGTAATTTATTAGAACAAAGAGCAGAAGCAGAACGTCAACGAAAAATTAGTATATTAAATGCAACAGGATTTTCTGATGTTTTTAAAGATGTTAAGCCGATATCTGAACAGGGTGTGCCTGGAGCTTCAAAAGCTCAAGGCGCCTTGGCAGGCGTTGATCCATCCGACGCTGGCGTAGACATATCGGGAATATTTGCATTGGGTGGAAAAAAATGGAAGCAATTAGCAGGATAAGGATATAGAATATGTCAAAAAGACCAGTGAATGTAGAAGTTACTCCTCGATATCGGAATGAATCAGCAGAAAAAATGATCAAGAGATTTAATAAAAAAGTAAAAAATGAACGAATTATTGAAGATTTTAGAGAACGTCAGCGTTATGAAAAACCCTCTCTTAAGAGAAAAAGATTAAAGCTTCGCAAGCGCTTAGTCTTGGAAAAACTTCAAAAAACCATTGATGAAAAAAAGAAATTAACTAGTTAGATACAAGGAGTTTACTAATGGCTAATAACAAATTGTTTCCAGGCGGCGCTGGAGTTGGATTAAGAAATGTGGGATCCTATCAGGTGTCTGGACATCCATTCATAACCGGCTCAACAGACATGGGAGGCAAAGATATTGAAAATAAGATTGAGTTTCCTTATGTTACTAAAAATGTAACAGTAATTGCATCTGGCTCTAGTATAGTTAATGTGCATTTTAATACAACTTCTAGTACGGATGTGGTTGCTGGAAATCATTATATTACTCTCGACTCAGATGAAGACAGCTTTACGTTCGATGCAAAATGTAAAGAAATATATATAACTAGTGTCAATGCTAACGCTGGCTATCAATTGTATGCAACCCTTACCAACATTCCAACGATAAGAATGTATGATCTAACAGGTTCTGGATTAACGACTGGCGATGGTACCTAATAAAAGTGGGTGGTTATCGTAAGTTTTTTAAGGATGGGACTGGCGGGCTCAGAGGAGGTCCAGGCGCAGCTACTGGTAAATTCGAATCAAGCGAGAAGCGCGCCACCACGAGTACAAATGTTTGGGACGATTCAATTCCCGTTGGCTATTGGGACATGTCTGATGAATCGGGCGCTACAGTGAGTGATGTATCTAGTGCAGGTAATGATTTAGATGGCACTCGACATGGAGATTCTGGTGATGCCGGTCCAGTTTGGGATACGACAAATAAGGTCAGAGGCGACGCTTCATTGAATTTTATTGACAATTATAGTGATCGAGTATATATGGCTGATAATAATGCTTTGGATTTTAATGTTAGTGACACTTTTAGCCTATCATGTTGGCTGAAAAGAGGTTCTGGAACACCTCCTGTTGGTTATGGTGGGTTAATAGCTAAGATGGCACAAACTGGAAAAACCAGCAGTGGTGATGGTGTTTTTGAAGGGTATACTCTTTGGGTAGAAAGTGTCCAGAAGGCTCCAGCTTTTTTTATATATGAAGCCTACCCAAATCCGGTTTTGCATGTTCGTAGTTCGAATCAGGCTATAGTTAATGATGAAAATTGGCATCATCTTCTTGTAACGTATGATGGAAGCGCTTCACAAGCTGGTACTATAATTTATTTAGATGGAAGCGCTATAGACACAGACGAAGTGACAGACACTTTGGCTAGCGATGACGATATACTTAATTCAACGGAACTATCCATTGGATGTGTAATTAATAATGCAAATGCTGATCCTCCATCTAGTATATATCATTTTAATGGTAATATTGATGAAGTTGCTATATGGAGCAAAGTATTATCAACAGATGAAGTTGCCGATGTTTACAATAGTGGTGATGCTGCAGATCTTACAGATGGTATACCCAAAACATAACTATAATTTATAATTTATGGTAAATTAGATATTTAATGACTATTTATGGTAGAAATTTTTTTTAAGTACTTGAAGGAGAGAACTTATGTCCAGCATGCTTGATCAAGCTATAATTGATGCAGAGGCTTTAAAAGAGGCAGCAATAAAAAATGCTGAATCAGCCATTATCGATAAATATTCTGCAGATATTAAAGAGGCTGTAGAGAAGCTCTTAGAGCAACCTGAAGATATGGGAATGGGTCTAGAAGATCCAGCAGCAGAAGAAGAGCCGGGGTTTTTAGATAAACAAGTACCCGCGGCAGCCACTGATGGTGAGAAACTCTGTCCATGCCCAGCAAACGAGGATGAGGTTTGGGAGTTCTCACTAGATGATATAGCTCATGGGTTGAAAGCGCAAGATACCATAGACGCATCTGAATTGATAGATCCATTGCAGTTTGCAGAAGACGAGCTGGGTATGGATTCTGAAGAAGATATAGAATTAGAACTGCAGGAGTCTACATTGTTGGATTTAATTCAAGACTCTTTGCTTGATACCTTAAACGAAGAGGAAGAAGAGGACGAAGAAGAGGACGAAGACGAGGACGAAGAAGAGGACGAAGAAGACAGACCTAAAGGCAGACTTTCAGGTGCAGAACTACAGAAACTAAAGCAACAAAAACAGAAGCAGAAACAAAACGAATCTCTCATTCGTGAAAATAAGCAACTTTTAGGTGCTACAAAAACAAACAAACAAAAAATTAAAGCTCTTAAAGAGCAGAACAATAAATATAGAACATTGGTTGAGAAAATTAAAGAGAGATTAAATGAAGTTAATCTTTCAAACGCAAAACTTTTGTATATGAATCGGATTTTAGAAAATAACTCCTTGAATGAGCGGCAAAAAGATATAATTGTCGAAAAGCTTTCTAACGTTGATTCAGTCGAAGAAGCTAGGACTATCTTTGAAACGCTTCAGAGTGCAGTGGGCAGTGCTTTAAATAAAAAAGCGCCAAAATCGCTGAACGAAGTGGTGAGGAATGGATCTTCAGCATTTTTGCCTCGTAAAGAGGAAAAGCAATCTTATTCTTTTAAGAATAGAATGCAGATTTTGGCAGGAATTGATTTAAATAAATGATAAAAGGAGGAATTATATAATGTCTATTTTAAATAAATTAACTGAAGGCATCGTTAATCGAGATCTCCGACAAGAAGGCGCTGCTCTACTTTCAAAGTGGGAGAAGACAGGTCTTTTAGAAGGTATCGGTGATGCTCAGAAAAGGCAAACTATGTCACGTTTGCTAGAAAACCAGGCTAAGGAGCTACTTCGTGAGGCTTCTACTATGGCTGGTGGGGATGTTGAGGGTTTTGCGGCTGTCGCATTCCCAATCGTTCGCCGCGTATTTGGTGGCTTGATTGCTAACGATCTTGTTAGTGTTCAACCCATGAGTCTCCCTTCGGGACTCATCTTCTTCTTGGATTTTACCACGTCTAACAATGGCGCTGGACTTCCAAGACTAGGATATGGACAGACTGACAGTCCCCTTAACACTGATGCTATGGAAGAATCACTTTATGGCGGTGGTGTGAAAGGTATGCAGATTACTGGTGGTGTGGATCTTTCTTCTGTTGTTGAGACTGGGTTTTACGCCCTTAACAACGGGTATGCTTCGCCAACTGGTAGTGTTTCGACTGCAACCACACCTGTTGCTTCTGGTACTTTCTTGGGTACTGATAACGAGTCTAATACCGTTTCTAAGGCTGCTAGATTTGATGCAGATTTGACTTCTGGATCCGATCAGCTTTATGTTTGCTCAGTCGCACCAACAACGTTGGTGACTACTAATGGTAGCTCAGTCAATCTAGACAACTTGGTTACAATTACCGTCTCTTCATCTGCTGGTGTTGGTCAGTTCCTTGACAGCACTGCTCCCGGTCAGAGTCTAACTCAGTTACGACGTCTGACACACCTCGATAGCGATGGTAACATTAACTTTGTTGCTGTTCGTTCTGGTGGTGGAGGGACTCTAGCTACTGACATGGCTTCAGTTGACAATACGCACACATACAGCTTCCCAATTCAAGATAACATTACAAATGTTGGATCTCGTGCGTTGGGCTCTGTTGTTGGTACGGATGATTGGGGGCTTGAGAATAACACTGCGATTCCTGAGATTGACATCAAGGTTGATTCAGTCTCGATTACCGCAATCACTAAGAAGCTCAAGGCAAAGTGGACTCCTGAACTTGGTCAGGATCTTAATGCTTATCACAACCTCGATGCAGAGGTTGAGCTTACATCGATTCTTTCTGAGCAGATTGCTCTAGAAATTGATCGTGAGATTCTTAATGATCTGGTTGCCGGCGCAAAGGCTGGTACGTATTACTGGGCACGTTCGCCGGGACTGTTTGTGAATCGCACAACCGGTACTGAAATTGGTGCATCTTCGGCTGCTCCGGATTTCACCGGTACTGTGTCTGAGTGGTATGAGACGCTTGTTGAGACAATCAACGACGTGTCTGCTCAGATTCACCGCAAGACTCTTCGCGGAGGCGCGAACTTCCTTGTTACCAGCCCCGAGGTTGCTAACATTCTAGAGTTCACTAGCGGTTTCCGTGCGAATCTTACTGCTGACGCTGATAAGGGTACCGTTGGTGCTGTTAAGGCTGGTACGGTGAGTAAGAAGTGGGATGTTTGGGTTGATCCTTACTTCCATCGCAACCTTGTTTTGGTTGGACGTAGAGGCAATAGCTTCCTTGAGAGTGGCTATGTTTATGCTCCTTATGTACCACTGCAGGTTACTCCCACTATCTTCGGTACGGAAGACTTCGTACCACGTAAGGGTGTCATGACTCGTTACGGTAAGAAGATGGTACGTCCTGATATGTACGGCTTGGTTGTTGTACGAGGACTTCTTGGTGAGGCTGGTGCAACTAGCTAAACCTAACTAATTTAATTTAGTTTTAAAGCCCCGGCTTCCTTGTGAGGTCGGGGCTTTCTTTTTAAAAGCGAACATGTCAAAAAATTTTATTCAAGTAATTTTTGATATTTGAATTGTGTGCACTATTTATAACTGAAAGGAGAAACACCTTTCGTTAATTGACCTAATATACTATAAGGAGAAACATATTATGGGAACTAAAAGAGTAGGTTGGGCTAGAATTAAGAGCCTGATTAACGAAAACACAAATGCATTAAAAATTCAAAGAAATCCGATTAAAGTAATTACTACTGATACGGTTTTAACAGCTGCCGATAGCGGCAAAATAATCTTTTTAGATGCGAACGACATCGAGGTTACATTGCCCCACTCAGTTTCACTGGGAATGAACTTCAGAGTTATTATGGCGGATAATTACGACACCGCAGCTTCTACAGTAACTTCTTCCGCTGACTCAGTAACATATTTTCGGGGTGCTATTTCCACTTCTACATCCGATCACCTTCCTGGTGCAAATCCAGTTGCCGGAACGAGTGATAATTATTTGGGAGCATCTTTTGGTGCTACTTCTATTGCCGGTGATTGGATAGAGTTTATTGGTGGTGACAGTAATACTAATTCATGGTTTGTTAGTGGACATGTCTCGGCGTCAAATGGCGTCACGTTCTCTGTTTAATTACTTAGTTTTACATTTTTGATTAATTGCCCCCTTTCTTTGATCGGGGGTTTTTTTATTTAAAATACTATTTATTGTGAAAAAAGGGAGGTACTTATGGGTAAGAAAAGAAGAATGACACATTCAGGAAAATTTAAAAATAAACTTTCCTCACACCCAAGAACAAAAATAATAAAAACAAGTTCCAGCTCAGTAAATGAATCGTTAAATGTGTTGGTTGAATCACCGGCAGACAGTGTTGAAATTAGTTTAGCTTCTCCGGTGTTCGAAGCGGTTGAAGTGCCAAAGACACAAGAACCTTTTCCACAATTAGTTGTCGCTGCCCAGCCAGAGCCAGTTGCTGTCCAGCCAGAGCCAGAGCCAGTTGCTGTCCAGCCAGAGCCAGTTGTTAAAAAACAGACTCGTGCAACAGCTAAAAAGTCTAATACTAGGAAAAAGCCCTATAGTTCTAGAACTAAGAAAAGAAGAGCAGCTTCTAGATCTAGGACTAGCTCTTCAGAAAGAGTAAGTCAATCAAAGAACAATTAGCCTTTTGTTGAAAGCTTAACTATTTATTTAGAGGAGATTTAAATGAATGGCTCTACCAATACTAAGACCGTCTAGTCAGACTAGCGCAATAACACTACCTTCTGGAAGTTCTCCTAGTGACGTATCTGCTGCAGAGTTGCCTTTTGGGATATATCAGTCAGATTCATATTTTTTATCTGGAGCGGCTGGCCAGGTTGCGTATACATACAAAAAATTTGGTGGTGATATATTAGACATAGAGATAACAAAAGAACAAGTTTATGCAGCGTATGAAGAGTCTGTTCTAGAATATTCATATATTGTCAACATTCATCAAGCAAAAAATGTTCTTGGAGATGTGTTTGGAGATACTACAGGGACATTCAACCACGATGGCAGTACAATAACCGGTCCAGCAAATGTTAGTTTAAAATTTCCAAAGATTACTTTTTCATATGCCAAAAGAGTGTCTGAAAGAGTTGCAACTGAAGCGAACATTGGGGGCAATGTTAGAATTCATTCTGCTTCTTTTACTACAGCTGTAAACCAGCAAGATTATGATTTGCAAAATATTATATCATCATCAGCAGCAACAGATACGGGTGTTCCTTATTATGGTTTGGTGGGGGATAAAAAGATTTATGTTCAAAGAGTGTACCATAAAACTCCCCATGCGATGTGGAGGTTTTATGGCTACTATGGTGGTTTAAACACTGTTGGAGATTTGGCTAGCTATGGTCAATTTGCTGATGATTCAACATTTGAAGTGATACCTCCATTTCAAAATAAACTTCAAGCTATGGCGTTTGAGGATGCTATATATACACGAAATTCTCATTATTCTTACGAGATCAAAAATAATAAATTAAGATTATTCCCCGCTCCTGTTGGAAATAGTCCATCACAATTTTGGATTGAATTTTATATCAGAGAAAATGCCTGGGAAGAATCATCAGGTCCAAAAAGTGGAATTGATGGTATTAATAACATGAACACTCTTCCGTTTAGTAATTTACCGTATCAAAATATAAATTCAATTGGTAAGCAGTGGATTAGAAGGTTTGCTTTAAGCTTATCCAAGGAGATGTTAGGACAAGTTCGTAGCAAGTTTGGCTCCATCCCCATCCCTGGGGAGGCGGTTAATTTAAATGGCGATGCGTTACTTACACAAGCCAAAGAGGAACAAGATAAATTAAGAGAAGAACTTAAAACCGTCTTAGATGAATTAACTTATAGTAAAATGGCAGAAAATGATGCTAGTTTTATGGAGAGTACAAGCAAGATTCTATCTAAAATACCAAATCCGATTATTGTGGGGTAAAATATAAATGGCAGATCGTGAAAATAAATGGACACAACCCACACAACCTCCTCCCCCATTGTTTGTGGGAAAAAAAGAACGTGATTTGGTTAAACAAGTCAATGATGAATTAATAGAGAGAGTCATAGGGCAACAAATAGCTTATTATCCCATAAGCATTGAACATACTAATTTTCATTCTTTATATGGCGAAGCTATCCAAAAAACATTTTTGCCCCCTGTACGAGTCTATGCTCTAATAATGTGGGAGGGAGAACAAACTACAAATACTGATTTTGGTATAGATAGAAGACCTTCTATTATAATTCATTTTCACAAACGTAGGTTAACAGAAGATCAAGATTTGTTTGTCAGAGAAGGTGATTTTGTGTTGTATGGAGAACAATTTTATGAAATAGCAACTCTCAATGAACCAAAAGAACTGTTTGGACAAGTAGATCATAAAATGGAAATAGAAGCCAAGTGCATTAAGGCTCGTGAGGGAACGTTCAATGCCAAGTAAAGAATATGGACAAGAATACCAACCATCGACATTAGAAAATGTAGATTTTGCTTTTTATGACTGGATCGATAAAAGAATGGATATTTTTACTACAACTCATGATGGATTTAAAAAAATACCAATCATTTGGTCTTCACCAGAACGAGCTTTTCAAATTAAAAATACTAAAGAATTTAGGGATTCGAAGGGAACCTTAATTTTGCCCTTGATAACAGTTGAAAGAGTTAGTGTGGAAAAAAACCCTGAAAGTAAAGGCACTTATTGGGGTAATGTACCTCCTATAGATAATATACGCGGAGGCAGCATAACAATAGCTAAAAAAATTAATGTAGAAAAGACACGCAACTACCGCAGATCAGACTCTAGGAGAGCAAGCGGAGGTTCAGCAGATATAGGACATCAACAAGACAATTTTCCAACGAATCGTGCTAAGTCGGCATCAGTTTTATATGGCGGAAAGAACCCACCTGAAGCCGGAAAGACAATCGTTTATAATGTTATGACAGTTCCTATGCCTGTTTATATTGATGTTGTCTATAAAGTGAATATTATGACTAACTATCAACAACAAATGAATGAAATTATAGCTCCTTTTATAACAAGACCAGGAGGAATAAACTATCAATATATTAACAAAAATGGTCACCGTTATGAAGCATTTATACAGCCGCAGTTTGCTTTTGAAAATAACATTTCTTCCATGGACGTTGAAGAAAGATTGTATAAAACTTCACTTGATATAAAGGTGTTAGCGTATCTTATTGGAAGTGACAAAAATCAAATTAGGCCAAAAATTGCAGTTAGAGAAACTGTTGCTAAAGTTAAATTACCACGTGAAAAAGTTATTTTTGGAGACATTCCAGAACACAATGATCCTAATACAACCTTTTATAAGGAATAAAATGGATTTTCAATCTTAGAGCAACTATTTACTACAGAAAACAAGAAATACGTATTCCATTTTATAGGTTAAAAAAAAGGAGAAATACAGATGTCAGTTGATAAGTTTAAATTTGTTTCACCGGGTGTTTTTGTTAATGAGATTGATAATTCACAGAAACCGGATATTGCGGGGGCGATGGGACCTCTTATTATTGGACGAGCCCGCCGTGGACCAGCCATGCGCCCGGTAAGAGTTAGTTCAATGTCTGAATTCGTTGAAATATTTGGTAATCCCGTCCCAGGCGGCGTCGGCGGCGATTTATGGCGCAATGGAAACCTTGCTGGACCCACCTATGGCGCGTACGCTGCGCAGGCTTGGCTACAGAACAATAGTCCAGTAACCTATATCAGACTGTTGGGGGATCAACACGCTCAAGCTACTACCGACGGTGAGGCGGGCTGGAATTTCGACAAGTCTCCCAAAACCGATGTAAGTCTTAATGGTGGTGCGTATGGGTTGTTTGTTCTAGAATCTGGATCATGGCACTTGGGAGATCGCAGCACCGCCACTCTGGCGGGGATGAATGCCGTAACTGGTACTCTTGGAGCCATTTTTTATGTAAAAGATGGTGCCGTTAGACTCAGTGGATCGTTAGTCGCGACTGATGCGGCAACCACCGCATCTATAGATGCTTTTGTTGAGAGTGACGCAAGTGGACATTTTAAAGTAGAGGTGCTAGGCACCACCGGGGCTGTAACCGAAGCAGCGACAATTTCTTTTAGCAGAAATAATGAAAACTTTATTAGGCGAGCATTAAACACCAACCCAACCAGATGCAATAGCACTGTTTCGAGCGCAGACGGGTTAAAGACCTATTGGGTTGGAGAAACGTTTGAAAAGTCTGTTGAAGACCTTGTTTCAACTACTAAAAAGATAGGATTCATTACATGTTTACAAGAAGAGGACAGTGCAGTAGTCGGATCCGACTTCACTTTCGGCAGTCAGAGAGCACAAACTGGATGGTATTTTGCTCAAAATCTAGGTGCGGCAGCACAATATGATGCTCGAAATATGCAAAAACTCTTTTATCTTGAAGCTCTAGAATCAGGAGAGTGGGAACAGTCCAATCTTAAGGTATCAATAGGAAGAGTGAAAGCTCCGAACAACCCATCAGCCAACCCGTATGGCTCTTTTGATGTTGTTATTCGCAATATTAGAGATACGGATGCCACTCCAATGGCTGTTGAGCGATTCTCTAATTGCAATTTAAACCCTTATTCTCCCAATTATCTTGCTAAGAAAATTGGAGATAAGCACATCACCTGGAGCGATACGGAGAGAAGATATAGAGAGTATGGGAATCACCCCAATATATCAAAGTATATTCGGGTTAGAATGAGTGGGGATGTTGATCGTGGACTGACAGATCCAGAATTGTTGCCCTTTGGTGTGTATGGACCAACTCGATTCCAGTCTTTTGGGATTGTTTCTGGTAGCGAGGGGTTTAATGTAACAGATATTGAAAATGTTAATTCAGGTGGCGCGGGTGATACACAAACAACCACAGAATTAGCTAATCGGTTTGTCAAGGCAAATGCAGGTCCATCCAGCCCAGGACACATCGGCGCCTATGATTACATTTTGGCTCCATCGCTTACACACGAGCAGGACTGGGGGATCCCGACGTCAAACACTCAATTGACAGCTACAATTCACTTCCCCGCGCTTACATTAAGAGCTTCTAGTGACGATAGCGCTCTTGGCGATCCATCAGATGCTTATTTTGGTGTTGATACGCGAGAGCGCAATGGTTCAAATATATTTGATAGAGGTGTTGTGGATCTTGTTCGCGCCCACCCTGGAAACGTTGGCAAATCAGGTGCAGTCTCATTAAGCACAGATCCAGTAACTAAATATTCATACATTTTCACATTGGATGATTTGGTTGGCGCTTCAGGTTCGTTGGAAAATGCAGTATATACATCTGGCAGCTGCCAGGCTGGAACTTCTTGGACGGCAATTAGTGGTACTTATAGGCAAATTCTCGATGAGGGTTTCGACTCATATACCACTGTATTGGCTGGAGGGTTTGACGGGTTGGATGTCCTGGAGAAAGAGCCATTCGGGAATCATGTTCTTGATGAAAACCAGGGTGAATTAACAAACTCCGCTTATTATTCTGTTAAAAAGGCGATTAATGCAGCTGCAGATCCAGAGGTTGTGGAATATAATTTAATTACCATGCCTGGGATTAGATTACCTGCCTTGACAGATCACTTGATGAACACCGCTGCAGCACGAGCAGATGCACTAGCTATTATTGATTTAGAAAGCGATGGTGGTTATATTCCTGACACTGAATCTAATGCCGCAGCCTCCGCCCGCGGCGGAAGTGTCACCACCACAGTGACAAAATTACGAAATCGTGCAATAAATACAAGCTATGCATGCACCTTCTTCCCATGGGTTCAAATTAGGGACACCATTGAAGGTGGCTTAATATGGGTTCCCCCGTCAGTTGTGGCTTTAGGTGCAATGTCTTTCTCTGAGAACCGCTCAGAGCTTTGGTTTGCTCCTGCAGGGTTTACTAGAGGCGGCTTAAGTCGCGGCGCCGCAGGCATACCTGTCGTGGCTGTAAACCAGCATCTAACTAGCAAAGAAAGGGATAAGCTTTACGATGTGAATATTAACCCGATTGCTAGCTTTCCAGCTGAAGGGATTGTAATCTTTGGACAGAAGACGCTTCAAGTTACAGCTTCTGCTCTTGATAGAATTAATGTTCGTAGAATGTTAATTTATGTTAAGAAAACTGTTTCTAGAATGGCGGCTACAATCTTGTTTGATCAAAATGTTGACGCAACGTGGGCGCGTTTCATCGGTAGGGTTAACCCCTTCTTAGCCTCTGTTAAGTCAAGACTTGGATTGTCTGATTTCAAAGTTATTTTGGATAGGACAACGACAACCCCAGACTTGATTGATAGAAATATTATGTATGCAAAAGTTTTCCTTAAGCCAACAAAAGCCATTGAGTTTATTGCTCTTGACTTTACCGTTACGGACCAAGGAGCTTCTTTTGCAGATTAATTAGGATTTTTTAAAAAAACTGACTAATTATAAATGTGAGTTAATTAAAGGAGATTAGAACTATGGCAGGCAGTAATAGCACACCATTTTGGGCAGACGCATTCACTGAACCAAAAAGAAAATATAAATTTCTTTTTGAGTTAACTGGAGATACAGAAAAAATAGAACCATTTCTTGTTAAAACGGCTAAAAAGCCTTCATGGGAAGTGGGAGAAGCAGAGCACCATTTTTTAAATCATACTTTTTATTATCCTGGTAAAGTTAAGTGGAGCGAGATGGAGATAACTGTAGTAGATCCCACCGACGTGGTTGCTCGTTTGGTGAAGATATTAGTACAAACAGGCTATCCACTTCCGTTGAAATCGGAGAACTTCAAAGCCATGGCACACACTGGTTTGACCTATGAACAGGCGATAGCGACAACAGTTTCTAAAGCTAGAGGTGTGGGTGCGGTAGGTAATGTAAAGTTAACACAAATGGCACCAGCAATGAAAGTCCCAGAACCTAGAAGCTTTGCCGAAGGGCAAGACCACATCGCTGAACAGTGGACTTTGCACAATGCTTGGATGAAAAATGTTGATTTTGGTGATTTAAGTTATGAAGACGAGGGCATGTCAGAAATAACCATGACTATTCGCTATGATTGGGCTACATTAACCGGTGGTAAAGCAGCAAGCATCTCGTGGGCCTCGGGGGGAGGAGGCCCCACCACCGTCGGCACTCAGGCTGCGAGCAAGATCCTCTGAGGCTGACTCGACACCAGGCTAATATTAAAAATATATTTAAAATAATAACCTACTTATTCTAGAGGTGTTTAATGTCAAATAGAAATAATGAGGATCGCTTAAGCGCTAAACACGCTAATAGCGCCCCTCCCATTCCCCCCATTGTGGATAACAGTGATAATAGTCCAAACAAACCAGTGTTTAACTTTTCTACTCCTACTGAGTTTGTAGAACTCCCTTCAAAGGGCAAATACTATCCAAAAAACCATCCCCTACATAATGAAGAGTTTATAGAGATTCGTTATATGACAGCAAAAGATGAAGATATTTTGTCTTCAAAAGCTTTATTAAAAAAGGGTGTAGCTATTGATAGAATGTTGGCTAATCTTATTGTCAATAATAATATTAAAGTTCAAGGTCTACTAACTGGAGATAAGAACGCTCTGGTTGTGGCTGCTAGAGTGACTGGCTATGGAGATAAGTATGAAACTAAGGTTACATGTCCTGTTTGTGGGAACACCAATGAACATGAATTTAATTTAAGCGAGGCTAAGATGATTGATGGCAACGATCACGGTCAGTTTATTATTATTAACAACAACGATGGTACATTTATAACTAAGTTGCCGAAGTCTGATTTTGAGATAACATTTCGTTTATTGAACGGTGCAGATGAACAAAAATTGGTTCACTTGGCGACACAGCAGAAAAAGAAAAGAACTGGTATTGAAAACACCAACACAACACAATTAAAACTATGTATAGTGAGTATTGATGGAGAGACTAGTTCTAAAATCATTAATGATTTTGTAAATAACATGCCAGCTATCGATGCCAGATATTTACGCGATTCGATGAAAAAGGCGACTCCCAACATTGACTTAACACAAGAATTCTATTGCCATAATTGCGATTTTGAGGGCAATATGGAGGTTCCGTTTACGACGGACTTTTTTTGGCCTAAGTGATCGTTATATTAAAGATGTTTATGAACAATTTTTCCTTCTGAAATACCATAGTGGGTGGAGCTTTTTTGAAGCCTATAATCTGCCAATTCAAATAAGAAAGTGGTTTATATGGCGCCTGTCTAAACAATTTGAAGACGAGAAAAAAGAATACGAAAAAGCTAAAAGAAAATCTAGAAGTTAATTATAAAGCCGGGAGCCTCCCGGCTTTATTTTTATTATAAACTAACTATTTATATCACTAGGAGACTGTTATTATGGGAAAGCTTCAAGAAGATACATTAGTTAGTTTAGAAATGGAGGTTTTTGACTTCACTGCTTCTGCAGAAGAAAAACTTAATGAGAGTTTTTTAAGAACATTTGGATGGTTGACAAAAACCCTTTTAAAAAAAATGTTTGGAGATCCAGCTGCAGCCGCCGCCGCAGCAAATCTTAAAATTAAGGCGTCCCCCCTACAAGCACAACTATTCAGCGATGCTTTGCGTAATGAAAAGAGCTATATGAATGCATTTGTAAAATATGGTTTGAACGATCCCAGAACTTTTAATAGTAAATGGACACTCGATGCGGCTGTGAGTAAATTTGAAAGAGCTACTGGTTTAAAGTGGCCTTTTAAATAAGGAATATAGTTTATGGGTAATGATTTTCCAAAATTAACAGATAAACAAATAAAGCTCTATGAGCGCGCACGTGGGCTGTACGAAGAGATGAACGATCTCGCAGCCGCCCGCCTTGCCAAAGAAAAGGCATATGCTGATTTTGTCGGAGAAGAGCTTGATTTTCATGATCAAGCGCTGAAATACAAAGACAAGTTGCTCGATAAGATCAGAGCTTCCACAGCCGAAATGATGCAAACCAACGCGCAGATAGAAAAATCAATCAGTCAAGAACAAGAGTTGCTCATAGCAACAGAAAAACGCTTAGCAAAGCTCAAAGTGGCGGCGCTGCAAGCTGGGGAAGAGCAGGAAGATAGAGATGAAGCAATAAAAAAACAAGAAGAAATGATTGAGAATCTGAAGGCGCAGACGGATCGTCAAAAACATCTTCTTGAATTGGGTGAAGAAGGAAGAAATGCTAAAATAAAAGAGAATGAAACCGCACACTATATTCTCAACACTGAGAAAAAATCGATTAAAGCAAGAAAGTCTATTGTAGGCAGCATACAGTCTGGCGTTGAAGGAATGTTTGGCATGAGCAAAGCCAGCGAGTCCGTGAATTTAAAATTAGCTTTGATTTATGCCTCTGGACAAAGCCTGACTGATATTATAAAAGAAGCTGCGGCAGAGATGTTTACAATGGAGTTTGCTGCTAGAATGATGCAATCTGCTTCTGAAAAGATCGGAGAAGCCTTAACAGCCGGGTTTTTCAAGGTATGGGATATATTAGCGGCGCTAGATGGTTTGAGTGTAGAATTCAGTAAGGCGACTGGCGAGGCAAGAGACTATAAACAAACAATAGCAGATTTGCAGCAAACAAACTCTAAATATGGAGCAACACAGGAAGAAGTGGCAGGCAACTTAACGGCATTGCGTCAAAACTTCACATCAGCAACAAAAGTGTCTGCAGAGACAGAAAAACAATTAGCTTCTCTCATGATAGTCATGGATCGTAATGGAATGTCTGCTGGAACGACTACGGAAGCTTTAGAAACATTTAATACTGGATTAGGGATGAGCGTGGCAGAATCACAAGCTGCAGTTAAGGACTTAGGACACTTAGCTAAGAAATTGGGAATGATTCCAGATCAACTGGGTAAGTCCTTTAGTGCATCGATGAAAGAGTTGGGCAAATACGGAAAAAATGCACCTAAAGAATTTGCTAAAGTTGCAGCCGCAGCAAAAGCAACTGGTATTTCAATAGAAGAATTAATGAGCATTACTAAAAAGCTAGACACATTCCAAGGAGCTGCAGATGCTGCTGGTAATTTAAATGCAATGCTTGGAACAACAATCAATTCTACTGATCTCCTATTAGCATCAGAGGGTGATAGAATTAAGATGCTTAAAGACTCTGTTTCAATGTCTGGTAGATCGTGGTCTTCAATGAATAAATTTGAAAAACAAGCAATTGCGGCAGCAGCTGGAATTGATGACATGACAACTGCAAATCGTTTATTTGGTGGCTCGGCTGCGGAATATGAGAAGTATCAAGAAGAGCAGCGCAAAGCAGGCGAAGAACAAGCAAATTTAGAAGAGCAAGCAAAAAAGAACACTCAGACAGCAGCTAAACTCGGCGCCGCCGTTCAACAGCTCTCGGCAGCATTTGCGCCTTTGATTGATCATGCACGTGCCGTCGCATCGTGGTTTGCAGAAAATACTTGGGCTGGCACGACGTTGCTTTACACTCTTTTACCTTTGTATGTAGCTACAAAAGCCATGGCGTTTGCGCTTCAGGTTAAATCAATATGGAGCAAAGCAGCAGCTGCAGGATCCTTTTTGTCAGGAATACGAGATAAATTCGCGTCAATCTGGGCTAGAATAAAAGGTAGTAGTGATATCTTCGCTGGTATCCAATCACGAATTAGAGCCGGTTGGGAAAAATTTAAAGCAATGTGGACAAATAGAGGTAAGGTGGCTGACACTGCAGCAGCGGCAGCAGCTAGAACTAAAGCAGCAGCAGATGCAGCGTCTGGTAAAGCTGCCCTAAAAAGTGGCACAAAAACCGCCGCAGGAACATCGATGGCGGGCAAAGCAGCTGCTAGAAGCGCGCCACAAATGTTAGCATTGGGTGCCGCAGTTCTTATGATTGCCATTGGTATTGCCATTGTTGTTTTATCATTGGCGGTACTAGCTAATCAAATGAAAGAGATGTCAGGTGGGCAAATGTTAGCTTTTGCTGCTGTTGTGCTAGCTATTGGGGCAGCGTTATACTTTGCGATACCAGCAATTCTTGGTGCCGGTTCAAGCGGCGCCGCAGCTGCACCGGGGATGGCGATATTTGGCGTTGCATTAATACTGGTTGCTGTTGGTGTTGTAAAGATTGCTCTGTCAATGGCTCTTCTTGTTCTGGTAATTGTTGTTCTTGTTCTGGCTTTTATTGAATTAATAACTGTTATGGCACAAAACGCGCCGCAGCTAACAATGCTTCTTGGGGCAATGGCACTGCTCGGAATGACTGGAATGTTTGCGGCGGCTTCTATTGGAGCAATTGCTCTGGCATTTGGAGGCTTGGCTCTGGCTCTGGCGTTTATTAAAACTGCAGATCTACAAGCGATGGGTGATATATTTAGTGGTATTGGCAATATAGGTGGAGATACTGCTAGCGCGCTATCAGATGTTGGAAGTGCTATAAAAGAATTTGCTGGATTAGCCGATGATATTGATTTTGATAAAATGATAGGCATAGAATGGTTTGTTAGTGGCTTAGCCGGTGTGAATGCAATAGACCCAGAAAAATTAAAAGCCACATCGGAAGTTATTGCTAGTGCTGCAATAATTAAGCCTGGTGCCGGCGCAGCACTGCAAGAAATAGCTGGCGGATTTTTAGAATTAACTTTGGGAAGTCTTTTTATCACAGAGTCAAAATTAGACAAAATAGCTGACGTTATTAGAGCCGCAACAGGACAATCTGGCGGTGGAGGTGGAGGTGGGGCAGCTGCAGCAGAAGGTGGTTCAGATGTTGTGCTTGTGCTTAATGAAAGAGAATTAGGAAGAGCTATAGATGTACATATGGAAAATAAATTATCATTTACAAAAGTACAATCGTCCTAATTATAAGCGACAGGGGGTATATTAACAATGCCACGTGATTGGTTAAAAAGTGAAGATGAGGTAATAACTAGTTATTATAATGGTCCTCAAGATTATGCTAGACAAAAACAGCTTTATATAGAGTGGTACTCTTTTGCTGCGCAATCATCAGTAAAATTTGAGGCATGGTTAACTAAGTTTAGTGATAAATATGAGTCTGATTGGGCTAGCCAACAGGTATACGGACGTAACGATCCAATACAAACCTTCAAGGGCACAAAAAGAACAATTCAAATAAGTTGGAAGCTTATTGCAGATCATTTACAGCAAGCAATAGATAATCAAGGAAAAGTTTCTTTATTAATGGCATATTTATATCCTGTATATGATACTAGTGGTTTTTTAATGGCACCTCCTTTAATGAGATTACGATTTGCAAATTGGGCAGTCAGTGCAGACAGCATTCCCACTACAAAAGCGCCATCACCATTCGATCCAAATCTAGTTCAACCAGCTAAAGATTCTGGACTGGTTGGTAGATGTGATGGGTTTAGTTTTGAACCAGTAATAGAAAATGGAGTATTTGATGACATGGCGGGTAGCTTATATCCAAAAGAACTTGAGTTATCAACCACGTTTCATGTTTTTCACACTCATAGGCTTGGCTGGCAAATAGGTGGAGATGGTGTTCAAACTCGTGATCAAGGATTTCAGAGCTTTCCATATGGAGAGAGCTTAACACGCGCCGTGGCAGATGGTACTCGAATTGCATATGCTAGCGCAACGCCTCTGCCAGCTAATAGTTGGAATTTAGCGGAACAAACAGCGTATCAAGAATTGATGAAAGATGGACTATATTCGCCATCCGAGGCTAGACGGCATGTGCAGGAGATGTATAACAGAAGACTCGACGGGGAGGGCAACGACGGCTTCTTCGCCACGGCGAAGAAGCTGATGAGGGGAACATCATAATTATGGCTACAATTGATAGGTATGCAAAAAAGGTTATTTATAAAAACGATTTAAAACAACACAAGCACTTGTTTGATCAAAGAAAAGTTAAATTTATTAGACATTATCCCACTCCTGTTTTAAAACATGCATCTGGAAATGATACAACAAGAAATGAAATTACAGTGATTTCTAGAATATGGGTACAAGGAGATAAGTTGTATAAGATTGCTGATGAATATTATGACGATCCTTCATTATGGTGGATTGTTGCGTGGTGGAACAAAACTCCAACTGAATCGCACATAAGATTAGGTGATGTAGTCAATATTCCAGTGCCACTTAGAGACGTATTGAGGTTCTATAATGTATAGCGAGAGAAAGAGGCTTTAAACTAAATGACTACACCCAAACCCACAGTTCCAATATCATCAGATTGGGCTACGTCGTCCCCTGCAACAAAGAATAATAGTCTGAAAGCCGCAGCCAGATCGCAATTTGAAGAACAGTGTTTTTTAATGCACTTTTATGAACAAATACATAATCGCGTCGGCGCTCGCGGCGGGAAGTCTCCTAATGAACGAGAATTTAAAAATTTTTCTAGACTAATGGCAACCCCCAGCACCATAAAAGAAATTTTAGGAAAATTAACTAGAAGGGCGCAGTTGGCGCGCTATATGAGATCTACTCCAGCAGAGCAAGCAGCATTAGTGCCGGTGATTAGCATACGTAAGTTATATAAAAGTTATTCGGGCATCTATTCAAAAGAAATTAAATTTGAAGATTATACAAAATTAGAT